ACTAGAAAACCCATTCATAAAAGAAGAAAATAAAATACTTAGAGCGTCAGAAGATTCAACCGATAGCTTTGAACCTAGAATAGGGAATTGTGAGTGTTGTGATGACTAAGTTTAATAAAGAAGAGTTATTGATAATGCGGTCAGCATTGCTTAACTTTAAAAAAGCACCTTGGGTATCACCAGGAGAACATAAGATAATTAAAAATATGTTAGAAAAGATACATAAACTATTTGAAGAAGAATAATAATTATTCCCCCTCAACTATTAACACGCTTTGAAGGAAGCGGGTGGTGAAAATCCACCTTACCCTTAAAAGCAAATACACTTGGTTGGCACTGATGTATAAATATATTAACTAGAGGGGGAATAGTAAGGAGATGATATGAAACCATTAAGAGACGAAGTTGTAATAAAGCAGCAGTCCAAAGAAAATAAAACAGAAGCAGGTATTATTTTAACAACAGATGTAGCAATCAAAGAAAATGTTGGTGAAGTAATAGCTCTTGGTAGTAAAGCAGAAGAGCTAGAAATAGGAGACAAAGTATTATTTGGTCCAGGGTTTGTAGTTCAAGAAGTAGATAAAGAAGAATATTTAATTATGCGACAACAAAATATATTATTGGTGTTAAATAATGAAAAATAAAATAGTAAATTCAACGTGGTCTTTGAAAGATGAAGGCCACTTGAACAAAAATAATATAATATTTAAGAAAGATTTCCCATTAAAACGTATTATAAGCGATTTATCTAAAGAAAATGACAAGTTGCTCAAAAAAAGTCCACAAAAATAGCCCTAGAAGGCCGTAAAATAAATTATTTGATATAACTATCGCCTAAATATAGATAGTTGAATGTCGCATTGATTAGAGCCTTAAACCTATATTAATTGTCATCTTGCTCTAATACTTGCTCTTCATCGGGCATTTCTTCTTCTCTTGAAGCTAAAGCATCTCTTCTCATTCTATGAAGTGTGTGTACTGGCACTCCAAACATAAACTCTCCAGTCATTGCAGGTGAATTAATTGTTTTTTTAGCATCTCTATAGAATCTACCAAATGGCATATAAGTATATAATGTATATTTTTGGAAATCTTCAAAATCATTATTCAATATAGCTGTAATAGGATTCAAAACAAAACGAGCAACTGGTGGTGTTACAATAGTTAATGGTGATAACACTGGGTGTGGATAAGGACTAAAGAAAGCTCTATCTCTTGCTTTTTTATCACCAAATAGTAATGATGCTGTATCTTGCATCCAATTCATAGGTGGTGATAATGCATAATCAAATATACTAGCAACAAATATATTAGCTAATGCTAAAGACATAAGGTCTGCAGTTAATTGTCTTTGAGCTCTTTGTGTATTATGTCCACCAGACCACTCTTCTGCAAATCCACCTTTATATGCTTTTATTCTTCTACCAATACTATTCCAAGCATAAGGATGGAAACGTGTCATAACTCTACCTAATGAAGTATTTGCTATGTTAGGTCTTTGTGTTGCATGATAAATAAACTGAGATGACTCTACTGTTCTGTTAGCTATTTCAATAAGTATAGGACTATCAAATGGTAATGACTCACCAAACTCTCCTAATATCTTTCTAGCATTAATGTATGCTGCATCCCAAGTTCTACTACGTAATAAAAACTCTGAGCTTCGCATGAATGTAGCACCAGTATTCTTTAAAGCATCCCATACTCCAGCTTCTTTAGCTGCTTCCATTAATGTTAAATCTGCAAAATCATCAAACTCTTTTAGTTTTTTATTTGTTCTTAATCCTTTTTGACCAATCAGTGTATTTATTCTTTTAGCTGCTTGTTCAAAAGGAATAATTAAACCTTGTTTCTGGAATCGTGCATCTTTAGCAGCTTCATTGATTAACATATCTTCAAAAATACCAATGAACGCTTGCCATTCTTCCCAATCTTTTCTAGTTCTAATAGTTCTTTTAATTTTTTTACCAGTAGCAGAGTCTTGTATTGTATAGGTAGTATTTTCTCCCCATACATTGTCTTCCCACCATTCGTTTTTTAAAGCATCAGTAAATGGTTTTAGTCCTACATCTGTAATGGTATTAGTAAAACCACCGTAAAGGTTAGTTAAAAATGTTTTAGGGTGAAACAATAATGACATCATTTCAAATTGACCTTCAAGTGCATTAAACTTTTGACCTAACTGAGCTATATATCTATCACGTGCTGTACGTTCAGTAGGAGCATCTTTAAGTAATTTACCACCAAAGATTCTATCCATTTTTTCTGTAAAGTTAACAACAGATTCATCTGTCATTAATTGATAAGCAGAATGGAATCTACCTATTTTATTTACATTTTTACCTTGTGCTAAATCTTTTAAATTTTTTAACCTAAGATTGTAAGCCATATTTTCAGCTTTTTGTTGTATTTCTTTTTGTGATATTGTTTTCTTTTCATTTGCTTTTTTAATGTAAGTATTAATTTCTGCTTTTTGAAAAACAGATAAACCTACATTAGCTTCTATTCTTGCTAGAAAATCTTTATCTTTTGTAGACAGCCCTAATCCTTCTTTTTTCATTTTATTATTCATGTATTTTTTTAATAATCCAAGCTCATCTTTAGTAATACCATGGATATCAAAGTTACGTAAACTAGGAAGTCCCATTTGATTCTTAGCAACATCCATCATAAAGTACGCCCAAGATTCTGTAATATTTTTATCAGTACCAAAAGGATTCTTTTTAACAAAACGTTTAATGTTACTATTAATTTTTAATGAAAGATTACTATTTAAAAGATTTCTATATTGAGCTCCTACGTAACTTTCTACGTGACTTAAACCTGCATTCCATTCAGGTAAACTAACTTCAGAACCACGTGAACGTAAATTACCATTGCTTTTAAATACGTCCATAGGTTTAGTTAATGTAAAATCTTCAACTACTGCTAACTCTTGAACGTCTGTTTCTGGATTAACTCCTTTAGTTCTATATCCTGCATATTTATTATTTAAATATTCTCTATACCTACTTATAGCTTGTGCTTTATCTATTTCTGTTCTAGCACTGGTAGCAAACTTTGTATCTATACGTGCTAATAATTTTTCGTTTTTAGTTACTCTATTAATTTTTGCTTCTATTATTTTATCAATAGCTTCTCCATTTAATTTAGCTCTTTGAACAGTATCAAAACCTCCAGTATGTGGTACAAAACGACTAACAACTCCTTTAGAATCTTCATATCTACCAATACTAATAGACTTATTAGGCTTTAATATTTTTTTATATTCTTCTATTTCTGTTTTTACAAGTTCAAATTCTTTTTTACTTAATTGTTTTTCAAAGTTTATTTCAGGAAACTTTCTTGAAAGATGGTCGTTTAATCTTTGATAGTATCTAAAAAAGTTTACATCTGTAATAGAAGGTAGTCTAGTTAATGCTTGACTTGGATTACGTATAACTAATTCACTTAAGCCTGCATACAATGCATCAATTTTTGTAGCATCACTTAACAATCCGTTTTTATCTAAAAATGTCATTTCTAATTGTTGAATTTCATATTTAATTTGTTCTTCAACATTAGTTTTAGATTCTTGTTTTTGTAGCTTTTTAGGTATTTTATATTCATTAACTTTTTTACCTAATGATTTTAATTTATCTTTTAAGAACAAATGCCTACTTTTAATAACATCGTTTAACACTTGCGTCATTAAGTTTGTGTAGGCATCATTTACCATATTGCCAACTTCTTCTACACCTTTACGTATACGTTGTCCTTTTTCTACACCAGTAGCTTCAAACTTAAATGTTAAACCTTCTTTAATCATTCTGTCGTATTCTTTTTTAAAGGTATTATATTTTTCAGTAATGTTATCTTTTTGTGCTTGATTTTTAACTCCAGAATAAAACTTACCATTATTGTATTCTCTTGAATACATTAGATATTTAAACAACAAATTAAAATCTTTTGCTTGCTTAGAATCTTCTGGTTTTACTAATCGTAAAGTTTCTTCTATTTGATTTTGTATATCTTTATCTTTAGAGTTACCTAATCTATGAAAAGCTAATGCTAAATTGGTATTATATTCTAATGTAGATATTGGTACTTCACCATCTTTTAGTTTTATATTACCATTCTTATCCAAAACAACTGTTCTAATTTTTTGATAATCAGGGTTTACATCTTGCATTACAGCAAACTTTAATTGATTTTTTAAAGTATTAGATATAAAATGTGAAGCCCAACCAGGTGCACCAACAACTTTATACTGACCAGTATCTGGGTCTTGTTTAATATATTTTCTTGTTAAAAATTTTTTAATAGCACCAGGTTCCATAATGCTTTCCATGTAATCATTAAATCTTTTCAAATCTTTAGCAGTAGCATCAGTAAACTCTTTAGATATTTGAAATGTCATAAAGTCTGTACCTTGTAAAAACATTTCATATTGTGCATCAATAGTTCTAGTTAAATGCGGATTATTTTTTAACATCTTTTTCAAACGCATTAATTGTATTCTACCAAATGTGTTTATACTTGTATCGCTTAAAGCTTTATCAAAATCTATACTTGTTATTTTTTTATATACTTCACGTTCAACTTCTATTTCATTGACTTTTTCACCAGTATCTTTTTCTATTTCTTTTACTACCTCTTCATTTATATCTTCTAATTTTAATTTTTCTTTTGTTGGTTTTTTTGAAGTACCAGTTTCTACTTCTACTTCTATATTTTTACCTGCATTAATTTCAGCAGCTTTATTATAGATATTATCTATCTTAGTAAAAAATAATCTAGTATTCATAGGGTCAATAGCAGGAGATTCAAATGTAAGCTTCTCTTGTAAACCATCTATAGCATTTTCTATAGTTCTAATGTCTTTAAAAATACCATTAATTTCATTACTATATTCTAAGTCCTTACTTTCTGGATTTAATTTATCTATCTCTTTATGATATTCTCTAATTAAATCATATCCTTCGTTTAATGTAATTTCTTTTTTATTTACTTTAATACCAAGCTTTGGATTTGCAGATAGCTTAACAACTGGGTGTGCTAATAAAGCAAAGTCATAAAATCTAAATAATTGTTTCTTATATTTTGATGTAAGTTTTTTACCCTTACCTAACTTAGCTTCTATAGTGTTTGCTAATGCCTCTTTTGCTGCAATAATTTCTTTACTTAATTCTATTTTGTTTAAACCTTTTTGTTTAATACTAAATGTATTAGCTACAACAAGTTCTAAATCTGACATAATAGCTTCTCTTCTATATCCTGCCATAGATAACAAGTCAACTATAATCTCTGCTTGTTTTGTTAGCAAGTCTAATCCTATAAGATTATTTGTTTTACCTCTAATATTTTTACCATCAGTAAGTTCATTTGCTAAAAACTCTGGATTTAAATCTCTGTATAAATCAGCAATACCAAGCTCTTCAAATACCTTTCTACCTCTTACGTTTTTATATATACGTTGTAATGCTACTGCAATATCTGCTGGTCTAGCAAAGTCAAAGCTAAAGATATCATTGGTCATTTCAAGGTCAGCTATCTTTCTAGCTGTTTGTAAATAGTAGTTAGAATATGTATCTCCCTTTTGACCAAACTTACCCCATTCAAATATAAAATTGTTTGCTTGTTCGTATAAAGAACGTTCACCATCTAAATTAAATGTTACTTCTTTTTTACTACTAATTGCTTTTGCAAAGTTTCTAAAGCTTGGCATAATAGTAGAAGCATCTTTTTTAAACTTGTACCAACTTAAGTCAGAAGTTACATCCTGTCCTTGAAGTTCTACTTTAAAAAAGTCTTGAAACATTTGTTCTACATTTTTTCGAACTGGTCTTATAGATATATACTCAGAAGAGTCTACTGCAGTATTAATACCAACATAACTTACATCTTTTAAAAAGTTAAAATCATCTAATCTAATTTTTATTTGATAGCCACTACCTAACTCTATAACACCACCATTGTTCTTAATCATATCAAACATCATTTGAAATTCTGTAGTAGCATTAACAATAGTACCAACAGCTTTTTTACCTTCGTATGCAGCTTTACCAGCTTTTAATCTCATTTCACTACTAAGCATTTCACCTAATTGTTCACCAAAAGATTTTTTTGTTTCAGTTTTACCAAAATCTATACCATACCTAGTGTCTGCTATAGTTTTACCAGGATTGTATTTATCTTCCATAGCTTTTAAATCTTTAGTAGGTTTATTTACATCACCGTCATTCAATTCATAAAATACATTATCTTTAGCAAAAGACTTCTTCATAACACCTGGTAGTGATTGATATCCAGTAACAGTATCACCATCATTGTCTTTACCACCAAGGTATTCACTATTTAATTCATTAGCAAAAAAGTTAAATCCACCTTTCTTTTTAAATCCAACAAACTGCAATGCACGTACACCACCATTACCACTATTAGGTGTTCTCATAATAAGATAAGTCAAAGCTTCTTTGTATGCCATATACTCTTTTCTATTAGACCTGTAGTTTAATTTTTGGAATGTATCAAAAGCATCTTCAAGTCTTACAGGCTCTTTAACTCCTTCTACTGTAATTAACATATCACGCATAGATTCACCCAACATAAACTCATTATCTTTTAGATTAAAATCTTTTTGCATCTTCTGAGTATATAATCCAGAGTATGCTTTAAATCCATGCTTTACTTTTATTTGATTACCTCTACTAAGTATATACCTAGCAAGTTTATTGCTTATAAAGTTTTTGTATTCAAGCTGTGTATTAAATGCATGATTAGTTCTTTTTAATATTTCTGGTGTAAGACCTAACTCAACTAAATCAGCAGGGTCTAAACTAGAACTATCAGATAAATCTATTTCATCTTCCCTGGTATTTTCTAATATATCTCTAATTATTTTTTTAGATTTTAAAGATACAGGGTTATCAATTAAAGAATCAACTAATGATTGTATAGCTATATCATCAACTCTAAACTCTACAAAGTCTTGTCCGCTTTCTATAAACTTTTTAGTAGCTTCTATATTACCTACCATCATTTTTTCTTTTAGTATTTCAATAGCATCAAAATATTCTACAGAAAAATCTTGAAAAGTATTCTTATCGAGAAGTTGTTTATATATTTTTAACATACCTCTTTCATTAATCTCAATAAGATTTTTAAATACATAATCATTTACATCAGGATTTATTAATAATTCTTCTGCTCTTATTTTTGCAATATCTAAAGATTCTTTTAATGACCACGTATCGTTTTTACCATCTATTAATTCATTTAACGCAAGCTTACCTTTTGATTTTAAACCACTTCCATACATCATCATATGTATATTGTTATCAACCATAAACTTGTTTAATCCTTCAGACTCTGGTCTAAATCCACCAACCTTACCACGTATTTCACCTTTACCATTTCTAGCACTAGCTCTTACAACAGGTTTAACAAAACCATTTAATTTAGACATACCAAATACGTCTGTAATTAAATCAAATACATCATCTCTTATAATTAATCCACCATCAGTACCAGATTCGTATTCTTTGTCATAACGTTTTAAAATTTTATCTTTAATAGCAACCAGATTAAGATAGCCCTTAACTTGTCCATCTATGTATCCAAGATTATCTAAGACTTTTACCATAGCTTCAGAAGGAACTGGTATCCCTTTACCTTGATATAAAGGTTCATACTTAACTTCTTTTAATACGTCTATATTAATTTTGCCATCTATAACATCTTTTTTAAATTCATTTACAGCTTCTGTAATTTGTTTTCTTGATTCACCAGTACCAGTTAAATATCCATTATCAACTAATTTATAAATAAGATTAGATACAGAATACAATCTATCATTGTTTTTCTTAAAAAACTTTTTAGGTACACCTATATCTTTAGATTGTAGTATGTCTACCATCATGTCTAAAAACTTTTTACCTTTAGGTGTTTGTGGATTAATACCATCTGGTATTTTTTGTGCTATGATAGTACCTTTATCTTTAGGTGCACCATATATATAGTATCCTTTTTTGTATAATTGTTTTTGTAATTTAGATATAGCTTCAGAAGGATTTAACATATCTAATGGTGCTTCATACTTATTACTATTAGCTTCTGTTTCTAGCAGTCTTACAATCAATCTAGTATTTTTACCATAACGTACATCTATACCATTAGGAGATTCTTTAGCTACTAAGTTTTTACCATCAGCATCTACCTCTAAATTTTTAGCACCATTACGAATCATTTTAAGCGTACCATCTGCTAGTACACCTACCTCAGATGTTTCTGCGTAAGTTTTAGTTCTTATAAAAAATGTTCTTAAAGGATTTTCTCCTACTTGATTAAACTTTACTTCAAAATCTGGATGTACTAATTTAAATTCTTTAACAAAATCTGTATAACTTTTTGCGTTATAAACAGACTTTAATAATAATCTTTTTAAATCTGCTCTGGAATAACCTTCGTATCTAGCATCGTTTTTAATTTCTTTATATACACCTTCTAGTGCACGATTAATAGATATAGGGTCAACAATATCACTAGACTTTTGAGCTTCAACTAGACTAGCAAAATCAATACCTAGTTCTGACAATAGTTGTTCATTTAATTCTTTTAAGGCATCTTGTCTGCCTTTTTTATGTTCAGCCATTTCTTTTAAAAATGCTTTATCTGATTCTATTTTTTCTTTAAATATAGTTCTATCAACATTAGGTAAATCTTTTACCTTGTCATTTTCTAATACTATTTCAGTAGCTTTTTTAAGGTCTTCAACTTTAGTGACGTCAAGATTTTCTTCTTTAGCTGTTTTTTCTATTTCTCTATCTATTATTTTACCGCTAATAACACGTTGATTTTGTTGAGCTTGTTGTTCAAACAATACTTCTATATGTCTTTCAAACTCTTGTTTTACTTCAGCAGGTGCATCTTGATATTCTTTTACAGCTTCTATTTGTTTTTTATATCTACCTATATTAGCAGTACCATCTAACATAGGATTTTCCATAATAATTTTTCTTAGTTTTAATTCATTTACTGATTTAGTATGTGCACCAAAAAAGAATCCCATTAAGTATTCATACATTTGGTCAGGTAATGGTGCTCCTTGTACAGTAGACATACCACCCTGAAATGCAGAACCTACAGTACCTCTAGCAAAAGCATTTAATATTTCTTCTTTTTGTTTATTTTGTATTAAAATTTTTAAAGAATCTTTACCTAGCTTTTCTGTTTTAGGATTAGCTATTAACCTAGATACATTTACCCATTCACCTATACCACCAAAAACTGCTCCTGCCAATGCTCCATGAAATGTAGATTCCGCTATAGCCTTTGGTCCTTTCCATACTGCACTAGCACCAAGAGCTACACCTAGATGTGCAGATTCTCTAGCTACTTTTTGGAATTGTTCATTCTTAAATAATGCTTTGTTAAAAAATCCTTGTGATAATAACCCAGTATCAGCTATCTTGTTAGTAGCAGAGTCAATAGCTTTATCTGCAATACGCATTGGTATTGAACGTATTTGCCACCCTTTAATATCTGTTATTTCTTCTACTGCTTCTTTACCAGCTTTCTTAGCAGCTTTTTCTGCACCTTCATCTACAATAGCTTTAGCAAATGGTCTAAACCCACCTATCTGTATTTTAGCAGCAGCACTACCCATATTAGCTGTAAGCTTACGACCTGGTTGACTTCTTTTTTCTGCAAGTGCTGTGTTTCTAGCTACCGATTCTTCTATACGCAATCTTTCTTGAGTAGCTTTTTTAGTAGGTCTTCCTCTTGCACGCTTAACAGCTAACTTAGCAGTACCTCTTTTAGCAACAATACCTGGTACTAAAGCACCCATAGATAATACACTACTTATTATATCAGGTGCAAAACCTACAAGGTGTCCTACTTTATTAGCAATACCTTCTGTAGTGGTATCAGCTTCTTCTGCCCAACCTAATGTTGTAAAACCTTCAGCAACACCAGATGCAAATTGATTTAGTACAGAACCTAAATTAGATTCAGATGCAGCCATATCTCTATTAAAATCTACGCCAACATCTTTATTTAGTTTTTCAATAAAGTCTACATCTTCTTCATTAAAATTTTTAGGATTAGAAGAATACAACATATTCACTCTTCCAATATAACTTTCTTGACTTATAGTTTTAGAGTTGTATAAACTTTGTAAATAAAGTAAATTTCTATTCATTTTAATCGGCGTAAATATTTAAATAGTCTAACAACTGATTATATTGCTCTCTATTGTTAGTATCTAATCTTTCAGTATCTAATCCTTGCAAGTACTGTTTATACATATTAAAGTCTCTAACTTGTTCATCTGTTACTATTTCTTGACCTTCTGGAGATAAAGTAGGTTGATAAGATGCAGCAGCTTCTCTTACTACATCTAAAGCATTCACAATATCTTCTCCTCTTTCATATCCTTCTATATCAAAATCAGTTCCAGGTAATTGCCTAAGTCCACCTATTCCTAAACTTTTAACTAAAGATGTTCTAATAGGTCCATATATTTCCTCTGAAGCTTCTTCGATTGTACTTTTTACTCCTGGAATATCTCCTTCTAATTTACGACGAATTACTTCAGGCCCCAAACTTATTCTTCTTTTTTGTTCTAATAAATCCATTGCTTTTTCAGCTTCTATTCTTTTCATTTCTGCTAACTCAGATTCAATATTCATATCTATTAATCTTTTTTTAGCATACATATCTAGTTCTCTTTGAGGTTGATTAAAATCTCTTAAAGCACCTAGAAGCGTACTTAAATTTTTTATTGTTTCATTGCTTGCCATTTTATACCTCCATCATATCCATTAAGGATTGTCCATAATTTTTCTTACTTAAACCTTTTTCTGCCCTTGCTCTATCTAACTGAAAACCTGCAGCTTGTATATCACGCATACGTGAAGCTTCTCTTAATCCTAAATTAAACTGCGTTTCTTGAGCTTGTAAATTTCTAGCCATTTGTTGATTAGCAAATTCTTTTTGTGCAAGTTGCATAGTTTCTTGAGCTGCACCACTTCCAGATAAACCAGTCATTCCTATTTGTCCAGCCATTTGTTGTTGATTTGCACCATACCCCATTACTGCAGCTTGCTGTTCTAATCCTTGTGCTTCTGATTGAAAGCCTCTCATTTGTTGAAACTCTTGTTGTACATCACCAACTGTGCCTTCTAGGGCAGTATATTGCTCCCCTAACAAAGTACTAAAGTCTGTTAACTTTTGTTTTTCTTCTGCTCTTTTTTTTCTACTACCAAAAAAACCAGATAATCCGCTTATAGCTTTACCTATTCTTTTAGCTTTTTTATATTTAGCTGAACCTGTAGCTATAGCTGTTAAAATTCCTGCGATTGGCATTATTCCTCCCTTTCAAATGGTTCAAATACTTGACCCAAATCTTTCATTACATTTAAAACATTAAATCTTGTTCCTGCTACTTTAGAAGCAGCTTTCTTAGCTTCTTGTATTATCATTTCATTGTTATTTATAGTAGGCTTCATAGGCTCTATGTCATCTACTGGTCCAATCTTTTTTTCATACAGAGTTGAAACTCTTGTTCTTTCAGAATCGTAATCTTGAGATGAACGATTTCCAATCCAATGATAATCTACGTAAGCATCTTTTAAACTTAATTGTCCTGTAGCTAATTCATCTAATGGCATCTTACCTCTTTCTTTATCTGCATAAAATATTTCTTCTTGTAACTCTCTTGATAACTTAGAAAAATCAGGGTTATCAGAATTAACTCTATTTAGTTCTTCTTTATATTGTTCTGGTATTTCTTGACCATAATGTTCATAAAACGTTTTATACCTAGTCAATGCAGTTTTAGCAGCACCACTTCCTTTAGCTCCACCCATAGCATTTTCTGCTACTTCATACTGAAACAATCCTCTACCAGGACCTTTTGTTTGATTGGTATCTCTTTGTTTTTGTACTGCATTAAATCTATTGTTAGACTCTATTTTTGCAACTTCTTCTCCGTGCATACGCAATACTTGTGCGTGTTGCTCTCCTCTATTTTCTGATATAATATCTAATACATTCATTTTACTATCCCCAATAAATTATTTAATCTTATTTCCCCTTGTTTAGCTGTAATCTCATTCATACTTCTACCTGTTTGAAAACCTGTAACACCAGCACCCATAATTGTTGCATTAACTGCATCTTGATTCGGTAAAGCTTTAGGAACTACATTTGAAAAATTAACACCAGTGCTTTGTGCAAAAGCAGGTGTTGTATAATTTCCACTTAAACTTAAACCAGTATCTATAGTATTTGCTAAAAATAAATCTGCTGAACCACCGTATAATAATTGTTGATTAGCCAGTCCCATGTCATCAGATTTTTCACTAATATTTGGAACAGTAGGTCTTTTTGGTGCATCTCCCATATACATATCATCTAAAAATTCATCAGAGCTTGGTAAGTTACCTACAAAAGGTTTAACTGGCCTCATAGGTGCTTTAACATCTACTCCAACTTCTTCTACTTGCAAATCTCCTGCTAAATCTTCTTGCGTAGCTGGGTCTACTCCACTCAAACCCATTGTTCTTTGTACGTCTGGTCTATCAGGTTTGTTATCAAAAACTTTTTGACTTAAATCAACTGTTTCTACTTTACCAGTATCTGGGTTATATAGTTCCATTTCTTTAGCTATAGTAGGGTCTGTTTTTCTTTTTTCTGCAAAGTAACTTTGTGAATATTCTTTACTGTAAGGACCAAAAGCTGTGCTACCTACTTTTTGTAGCAATCCACCTTTTCGTGCATAGTCACCTGACATAAATTTGTCTTGAAAACCTCCTACACCTTTTTCTAGTGCGTATGTAGCTTCATCAAATGACTGTACTGCTAATGCACTTGCAGTTAAATCTTGTAATAATCCAGAACCACTATCTGCTTTTTTCTTAAAAATGTTTGCTGACCCAGCACCTAGCTGTGCTAATATTAGTTGTTCCTGTGATGCCATATTATCTTACCTCCTGAAGTTGCGTCTTCATCCATCTTCCTTCTATTTTTATATATAGATAATTATCGTTGCCTTCCTTTACAACTTTTCTATCTCCGTCTTTACCCTGTGCATTTTTAGGTATATTCCTATCTACTTTTATAGGTGTTTCATATTGTTGCTTTGTTTCTTCAATATCTTGTGTATTGTTTTTAATAGTATGCACTCTATCTAAAATTCTTTTACCTTCTTTTCTCATCGCACTACTTTATCCCTGTATACTAATTGTATATCGTTTACTTCAAAATCGCTCGATATAGCTCCTGAAGCATCTAAGGCTATACCAAAGCTCACTAAGTTCTTAAAATCGTCAGGAACAGGCAATTTAAGCGTCTGAAACGTACCTGATGTACCAGTTAAACCACCAATAGTAGTTAATCCAAGCGGTGCAGCACCTTTTTTACTACCAAATCCTTTTACAGTTACATTAGCACCATTCTTATAATTTATATATAATGTATTTAAATTCTTTTGTACCATTGGTGTACCCATATCAAACTCTTTACTTTTCATTACAGTGCCAGTTATACTATGACCATACGGACTATTATTCCATTTATATAGTTTCATAGCACCAGAGTCAATACCAACCCATTGTAATGTACCATCATTTCTTGTTATCATATTACTTATAGATTTTTTTAAAGATGTATCGCTTGTAATCCAAGATTGCGACTTAATATCAAACATTAATATATTAGTACCAGTTACCGTATTGGTAATATATAGTTGTTTTGTTTTTGGTATAAATCCAATCACATTGTTATCATGGTAATAATTAGTACCCCAATCATCAAATAAGGGTTGACCATTTTCATTTAAATGTATATCTAATATTCTATTACCATCATATATGTAAGCACCGTACGTATTAAACCAAGCTACAAATCCTTCACCCTGTACTACGTGATAATCTTTCTGACATCCTTTATATTCAAATGTAGCTTCTAAAAATTCTATGTTTCTTGATACATTAATAATAAATAAATTTTGTTTTTTAAATTGTAATAATTTATTACCTGTACTAGCTAATCTTACAATACTATCACCGTCTTCTACTTCTACATCTATAAAACTTTGTTCTTCAAAGTAGTCAAATTGATTTGGTAAAGACTTTAATACTCTATCAGATTTAGTTACTAGCTCACGTTTTTCATTATAGTATTGAACATTACCTGCGTATACTCTTCTATTCAACATTGTAGATGTTTTAAATCCAGTATTAGCTTCGCCTATAATACTAGGTGCATCTATAATATAAGGTTCAACAGTTGGTAAAGAAAATATATCTTCACCTATTGCATACGCATCACTACCTACTGTATAAAAAGTAGGTGGATACACAAATTGATTTTCATATCTT